AGATTAGTAGATACTGGTGTTGCTAACTATGATGTTTTCTTTCCTGACAGTAGCACATATAGACTACAAACAAATACTACTAGCACAAAAACTTTTGATGTAAAAAACCTTGGTACTGGTGGTTTCAATCTTGAAGTTGGTGGTGGTATTGCATGCAGTGGTGATTTAAAATCTACTGCTGGTAAATTAGATATAACAGGTATTGGTAGTTTTATTACACACGGTACAGCTTGGGGACTAAATCTTAAATTAACAAATACAAATGAAGATGCTAGTCCTCCAATATTAACTTTCTTAAAAGACACAAACTCACCTGCTGATAATGATTACGTTGGTTTCACAAACTATAGAATGGATAACTCTAATGGAGATGAATTTAGTTGGGTGGAACTTTCAGCTTTAGCTCTTGATGTAACTGATGGTTCTGAAGATAGTGCATTTAGAATTGGTACTTGGGGAGGTGGTGCTGAACAACCAAGCACTATATATGCTTCTTCAGCAGCAACTGGTCCAAGAGTAGGAATAGGAACAGCATCACCTGACAAAGCATTAACTGTTTACGCACCAGTTTACGCTGGTATAGATATAAAAAATGCTTCTACTAAACTTTGGGAAGCAGAACAATATTTTGCTGACGAAGGTTATCAGGGTATTTATCATTCAGGTACTAAAAAAATACAATTTAGAGCTAATGGTGATTCGTATTTTAATAGCGGTAAATTAGGCATCGGAACGACTTTGCCTGATATGCCATTAGATGTTGCTGGAAATATTAGGTCAAGAGTCGCGAGTAATACTGCTGGTGGATTTTATATAGGTGAAGGAAATACAGCAGAGGCGTTTGGTTTACTGTCTCAAGGAGCAAATGGTTATTTTAAAATAAGAGATGAATATCACAATGCTGATAGATTTTATATTGCAAATACTGGAGAAGTTGGAATTAATAACACAAATCCTGGAGATTACGATAATGAAGCAGATAACTTAATTGTATTTGATACAACAACCCCGGGAATTACTATTGCAACTGACACAACAACAAGTCGTGGTAGTCTTTTATTTTCTGATGGTACAACAAATGATGAAAAATATAGAGGAGGTGTAATATATGATCACGGGACAGGCATGGGCGGTAATGCTGATACAATGTATCTTAGAGCGGCAGTACATAGTTATTTAGCATTAACATCAACTGGAAACGTCGGTATTGGAACGAAAACACCGTCATCTAAACTTCACGTTACAAGTGATCCAGCGAATGGTGTATATCTTTCTTATTTATATAACTCTGGTACTCATGATTCCTCACACGGACTAAATGTTCAAACAGCTGCCACTAATATAGCGGCTTATGGATTAAGAGTAAATACGGGTGGTGATAGCAATGCTTTAGCGGTAATGGGCAATGGTAATACTGGAATTGGAATGGCAACACCAAACTCTAAACTTCAAGTAAAAGGAACGGTAAATACTCTTCTTGCTCATTTTGGTGGGCAAAACAATACTAACGGTCAATGGCAAGGTATAAGTTTAGGTTATGCAGAAAATGCAAATGCCGCATATAGAAAAATCGGTATTGCAGCTAAAGCTTTAGGAGATGGCGCAGCAAGACAAGAATTACACTTTTTAGTTAATTCAAATGCTGATAGTAATAGCGCTGGTATTGGTGACACTAAAATGATGATAGATAAATTAGGTCACGTAGGAATTGGACTAACTGATCCAAATAGTTACTACGGTGATCAGCTTGTTATAGCTGCACCTGATGAAAATGGAATCACAATAACAGGAACAGGAACAGGTCAAAAACAATATTTATGTTTTGCAGATGGTAGTACAGGTGCTCAAGCTTATACTGGTTACATAGCTTATGACCACGCTGATGATTCAATGTCATTTGCTAACAATGGAGGTAATAATAGATTAACAATAAATTCTGATGGAAGTATTTATGCTCCTGGTTTAATAGAAGCAGGTGGTAGTTTAGCTGCTGGAGATGGTGTCGCAGGTGCTCCTGGATTTAAATTTAGATCTGATCCGCATACTGGAATGTATCGTATCGGTAATGATACTATAGGAATGACAACAGGTGGTTCACTTGCTTTAACTATAGCCTCTAATGGTGACTGTACGGCTGCTGGTGATGTTGTTGCTTACTCAGATGAAAGATTAAAAACAAACATTAAAACTTTAGATGGATCTAAGGTTTATGAAATGAGAGGTGTTAGTTTCACTAAAGACGACAAAGAAGGTAGTGGTGTAATAGCACAAGAGCTAGAAAAAATAGCACCTGAGTTAGTAAATAGTGATAGTGAATATAAGGCTGTAGCTTACGGTAATATAACAGGTTATTTAATTGAAGCTATTAAAGAATTAAAAGCTGAGATAGAAGAGTTGAAGTCTAACAAATGTAATTGTAATAAATAATGGCAGTTCCAAGTTCAGGTTCTATAAGTTTATTAGGTATATGTAGAGAAAAACAAAACGATGACTACACAGATACAACAGCAATACAAGGTGGAGCAGGTGGTAATGTTGTTGGTGGTAATGGAACTATATCTTTAGAATCATGCGCTACAAGTGGTGGCAATCACGCACCGCAAGTAGTAATGGAAGCTACTAATACTAATTCATTACTACACCCTAATAGTAGCACACCCCACGGTATGAGTGAGTTTTATGGTTACGATCATGATATAACTAGTAGTGGTACTTGGTATCATAGTAGTTTTTACAGATCAGCTGGTGTATCTGGGACTGGTGGTAATGCTAACAACTGGACTCATACATCAAAAGCAAATGCATGTGCTGCGTCTAATGGACCAGGAACATGCGCTCAAATACTTTATCAAGGAACATTAGGAAATGGTAGTGTAATATATTGGGCATTTAATGCTTGTAGTGGACACGATGGTCCTATGCCTGGTGCTAACAGATGGTTAAGGATTGATTCTGTAGCAAACGCTGGTGGTACTTCTGGCTGTGGTGGTCAATATAGTGGCACAACAGCTTCTACAATAGATAAAGTAATGCAAGTAAATAATTCTGGTGTTGTTTCTAATTATCAAAGCTGTACACCTGCTAGAGTTGCAATACCAGTTTACAGCACGCATTCAGGTAAAGCAGTGCTTGCTTGTGGTCAACCTACAGATACAAATTGGTATTTCCCAAGCGTATCAATATCTGTTAATGATCAAGTTTATACAGCGGCTACTGGTACATCAACACCAAGCGCTGGTAACTATGGAAACTGCGTTATTTGTAGTGTTGGTGATGATACAACTGCTAGATTTACAGTAAATAATAGTGGTGTTGTAACATCAGTAAATTCTTGTTAATATGAAAATAGACGAAAATAAAATAAAAGAACATTCAGGTGTTAGCTTTAGTGTAACTAAAACAGAAGGTATTTCTAAAATAGATTTTGGACATGGAAAATCAATAGAAAACGTAGATTATTATGGTAAGGTGTTTTTAGGTGATTGTGATCCTTGTAAAAAAATAAAAGCTTTGTATAATGATTTTACTTTTAATAAAATATTAATAGGCGGCTTAGGTTTAGGACTACTACCACAATATGCTAAGTCAGTTAAAAACTGTAGCGTAATAGATGTTATAGAAAATAATCAAGAATTAATAGATTATGTTGACTATTTAGAATCACCTATAAACATAATAAAAGGCGATGCATTATCATATACACCTAGTAAAAAATACGATTTAATATTAATTGATTTATGGTGGGAAGAAAAAGATGTAACACAAGAAATTCAAGATAATATTAAAAATAATTATAATTCCTACTTAGAAGATAACGGTAAAATAATGATACCTTTATTAGAAAAAGAAATTAAATAAAATGAAAATAATATTTTGTGTTCCTGGTAGGAATTTTAGTAACAATTTTTTAACATCATGGACAACTCTTTTAAAGTATTGTCACGAAAATGGTATAGAAGCAGAGTTAAGTAATGGTTATACATCTATAGTTCATTTAGCTAGATATACTTGTTTAGGTATAAACCCACAAAGTGATTGTAATCCTTGTTTAAATCCTTTTGGAGAAGAAATAGATTATGACTATTTAATGTGGATTGATTCTGATATGGTTTTTAAACCGGAAGATCTACAAAAGTTAATTGATGCAGATAAACAAGTAATAACTGGGTTAGCAAAAATTGAAGCTTCTAAGTATTATGCTTGTTGGGTTGGTAAAGAAGATTTAAGAATAGATCATAATTTTCTTGAGAAAAATTCAGGTGTTATCGAAGCTTCTTTTACTGGTATGTCATTTATGCTTATAAAAAAAGGGGTATACGAGCTTATGAAATTTCCTTATTTCACAGTACCAGGAAATTGGAAATGTATATCTGAAACAATGGCTTTTTGTCATAACTTAAAAGCTACAGATATAGCAATACATGCACACTTAGATGTAATAGTTGGACATGAAAAACCTATAGTATTATAACATTTATACTATTTTGATTAATAATCAGTGGGTATAGATAAAAATTTTTATTAACTTTGACTGAATACTTAATGAAAAGTATTCATTAAAATATATATTATGGCATTAAAAGGATCTTACGTTTACAAAGGAATCACACTTAGTGATGCTTATGTAAAAGTTACAAATGTTGGTTACTCATCAAATGAGTACACTAACAATCAATTAAAAACAGCTGCTGTATATAACTCTGATGGGTCTATAAAAACGGAGGCTGTTTATGAAGACGTAATAGTTAAACAAACTCAAGGCAACTATACAGCTAAAGTCTGGAAAGACAAAGCGCATAGAGATACCGCGGGTAAGTACAACGATGACTTCGCTTCAGTTAATGGAAGTTTTGTTATGGGGGTAAGCTCTAGCGCAAAAAACCCTGTAGTTCAAGCTTACACAGCTATGAAAGCTGAAGACGCTTGGAAAGACTACACAGACGTATAACAGTTAAATAATTAAACAATTAAATTTAATAAAATGGCAGAATCTAAAATAGAAGATATTACAGTTAATGAAGAAAAAAAATTAACTGCTGATGAGTTAAAAGAAGTTCAAAGTTATGATCAAAAATTTCAGCAAATACAATTTGGTTTGGGAGAAGTTTTAATATTGAGAAACAACTTAAAAGAAAGAGAAGAAAGTTTGTTGAGTCAATTAAAAGAAGAAACAGGAAATCAAAATAAAATGAGAGACTCTTTACAGGAAAAATACGGTAATGTATCTATAGATAAAAATACAGGACTTATTACTGATGCTCCTCTTGAATCTCCGAAAGAAGGAGAGAATGCAGTATAATAATTCTATACTTGAACAAACAGTAAAAAGAAAAGGTTATAAATGGTTTAGTAGTGGAGACTATAATTTAAACATTGTAGGTATTAGAAACTCCAACACTAAAAATAAAGTAACCAATGCTTTTGATGATGTTCTTACTCTTTCTTATAAAATAGAAGGAAAATGGAATTATCATGAGTTTGAATGTACAACAGATCCTGGAACTCATTGGGTAGAAAATATACTCAAAGAATCAGGAGTAGCAATACTTAAACCTGGTCAATATAGAGGGTCTCATAAAATAGGATTACATCAAGGAAAATATGAAGCTCTTAGACAAATGAAACCTGTAAAGGTTTATAGAGATAAGAATAAAGATGGGGTGTATGATAAAAATGAAGACTCAGTAGAGATTGGATTATTTGGAATAAATATCCATAGAGCTACTAAACATGCAGGCAAAAAATCTAAACAAATAGATAAATGGTCTGCTGGATGCCAGGTAATTGCAGCTGCTGATAACTTTAAAAAGTTCATGGAGTTAGCTAATATGGCTAAAACAGCTTGGAGTAATAGTTTTACTTACACGCTTATAGAATCAAAAGATATTAAAGTAAATAAAAAGTAAAGCACATGGAATAATTTAAAACAATAAGACAATGACATTAAATGAAATCGCATATAACATAGCTGATGCTTCTGGCAGAGGTACAAATGCGGCATACATAGAACGTCTTAAGTTTCAAATTAAATACTACAGGTCTTTATTAATTAGAAGAGATCAGGAAAGAAATACTTATCTACCTGACCAATTTATACAAACAGTAGAAATTCCTATATCTATTGTAAACATTAATGACTCTATAGAGTTTTCTGCAGCTATAAACGGTCAAGGACTACATAAATCAAATAGTCAAGTACCAGATCCTGTAAGATTAAAAAGAGGACTTCCTTTTTTTCAGGTTGCGTATTTTAAAAATATATATGACGGATCTTTATCAGTAACAGCTGATGAATTAGTTGCCTCTATTACTACAAATACAAGTGATGGTACAAACAATAACTATACAAACGTTGCTACTACTACAAGTGGTAAAGGAACAGGAGCTGTTCTTAGTTTAACTGTAGCGGGTGGTGCTGTAACTGCTATAACTGTTACAGGAATAGGATCTGGATATTTAATAGGAGATACTATAACAATACATAAAGCTACCATAGGAGGTACAGCAGATGTAGTTATTACTATAGCTACAGGAGATATTGATTCTACAAAAAAGATTGTAGAAAAAGTAGATCTTATACCGATTACTCCGGGAAATTCAAAGTATGCATATTTTACAAAGTATAATCAAGCTAACCCTAAGTATTTTTATCAAAACGATAGAATCTATACATTAAATATTCCTACTACAGATATTGTATTAGGAGCGGATTATAAACTTCCTAAATTGTTTGTTAGAGCGATATTTGAAGATGTAAATGACTTAAGAGGCTTTACATATCTGGGAGAAGCATGTTATAATGATAATATGAATTACCCAGTTACAGCTGATATGATACAGATGATTACACAATCTATATTAGCGGGTGAATATCAAATAGAAAATCAATTAAACACTAACGAAGAAGTACAACCAGATGAATAGATACGGAGCAAAAGATATGTTTGAATACTATAAAAAAAAGTATCCAGACACCGATGTAACATATACTCTTTACAAGTATATTATATCAAAATTTAATAAAAAACTAGTAAAGAAAGTTTTAGAAGGGAGTGAGTTTTATTTAGGATATAAACTAGGTACAGTAAGTATTAGAAGAATAGAAAGAAATTTTGATAAAAAAAGTGTTAATTACTTTGAAACAAAAAAGTTAAAAGCACAAGGTATAGATAAAGTAGTATATTATACAGATGATCATTGGTTCAGATGGTATTGGGCTAAAAGAAGATGTAAAGTACCAAATAAAAGTGTGTACAAATTTTCTCCTACTAGTGGACCAAATGGTATAAAACGAGCACTCTCAAACTTAATACAAAATGATGAGTTTGCATTTTTAAATTATATAAAAAAATGAACTATAAAATAATAAGCGCAAAACATGTAATTTCTAAAGTTTTTAGAGACCTACGTATCAATGATGAAACATGGGTATTAGATGCTATGGAATGGATAGGTGAAGCCTTAGATTATATAGGAACTGTTTCTACTACAGAAAGAAAAGCATCTACTATAACTATTGCTAATCACAAAGCAGCTCTTCCTATTGATCTATTAAATATAATACAAGTAGAATATAATGGATCTGCTTTAATGTATGGTACCGATGTAGCTGGATATGATTTACCTAATGGTAAAAGAACAACTACAATGACTCCTAATGGAACAACAAGTGAAACATTTAGTTCTTCTTATACTACTGATGTTAATAATACTAGTAATAACTCTAGCGGGTTAACCTTAAGAAGTACTGCAAACAGTGCATATGGAGGAGATTACTATATAATAAATAATGGTAACATTCAAACACCTTTTGAAAGTGGAACTCTTAAAATACATTATAATGCTTACCCAACAGATGATGATGGATACCCAATGGTTCCAGATAATGTGTATGTAAAACAAGCATTAGAGTGGTATATACTTAGACAAATGCTTATGGGCGGATATGCACATCCTTTATTTACTTGGGAGTTTACAGATCAGAAATGGGGTCAATATTGTGTAAGTGCACAAAATGATTTAGCATTCCCATCAATAGATAAAACAGAAGCATTTAAAAACATGTGGGTTAGATTGATACCAAATATAAATGCGCATAGAGACTTTTTTATGGGTAATCAAACAACAGAACAGATTCTTAAATAATGAAGCTAACACAAGGGCTATATAAAGATACGGATCCAATTGATCAGTTGCAGGGTACGTACCCTAATGCTAGAAATGTGCTTATTAATAAGATACAAGGAGCTGTAGCTAATGAACTTGGTTTTGACAGAATTACAGATTTAAATAAAAAGATAATAGGATCTATACCTATTATAAATGATGAGATTATTATATTCTCAAGAGATGATGACTCTACAAATCAAACAATAACAAGAACCTACGCTAAATATCAAGTTACTATACCTAGAGCTATGTCTGGTATTTTAACAATAGGATACACAAATGTAGATGGTATACCAGGTACTACTTCAGTAGATATTACAGACCTTAATACTATTTTTACACCTTCACAAGCTAGTGCTCATCTTGTCTATATAAACGATCAGAATCTTGTACTACAAACTAATGCATCTACTCCTGCTAGTAATTTTACTTTTACTTTTAGTGTAGCCCCTTCCACAGACTCTGATAATGTAGTATCCGGTTTAACAGTTGCATTAATTGCAAATAGTGCTATTACAATAAATGATGAAGAGTATGAATCAGAAATTGGTAGACTTAATAAAACAGGAACTTATACTCCTATTCTTAAATCTAAATCATTAAAGTTTGTTTCAGATAGTTTTATTAAAGGGTGTTTTGTATTAAACTTTAAAAAAGAAGTAATTATTGCATTTACTGATAACAAAACTGCTCCAAAATTATTAAACATAAATACTTTACCTTTTGCAGTAGATAGCACATCTAAAAAAATATTAGATGAAAGAAATATTGTATTGTCTTATTTATTCCCAGAATATAAAAAACCTAAAATTGTATACCAAGAAATATTAGACAGTGGAGGAGCTTTAAAATCTGGTACGTATTTTTTTGCTTTTGCTTATGAAATGGCAGATGGTAGTGTAACTAATTATACACCTTTAGATGGACCTTTTATTGTTACTAACTCTACTTTAGAACTTTCTGGTAGTTTTAGAACAGACATGCAAAATAACTTTGAGACAGTCTCAATGTATGATGGAGCTGAGCCAGATAGTCCTACTTCTAAATCTATAAAGTTTACATTATCAGATGTAGATACAAGATATAAATATATTTATTTTTCTGTTTACAAAAAAATAGGAGGTGTTACAACAAGCGAATTTGTTAAAAAATTAGAAATAGCAACTGCTACTGTTGATGAATTAGCAGATGACTCTCTAGAATATGTAGGAGTACAAACAGGAGACGAAAATAGAGATAGTTTTATTATAACTTATACTGGAAAAGAAACATCTAGCACATTATTGTTAGAGGATATAACTGTAGGTAATGATACTTATAGTACAGCTAAAAGTATTACTTACTTTGAAAGTAAATTATACTTAGGTAATCTTACATCTCATGAAGATTTTAATTATCAACCATTTGCTATGGATATTAAATCTGAATGGGTTAGAGATTTTGTAGATATAAACTCAGTAAAAGGATCATATAAAGACGAACTTATGGTCTACAACAAACGTGGATTCAGACCTGATGAAGTTTACGCTTTTTATATATCCTTTTTATATAATGATGGGACTTGGTCTGGAGCCTATCATATACCAGGGAGAGAAAAAGAATCTGTTACAATAGCTCTTCAAGACTCACAGAATAATTATCTTACTCCTATAACAGTACAAGAAGATATAAAACTAAGTGATGTTGTATTAGGAGATGTATCTTCCGGAACTATTACAGCTACAGATAGAGTCAAATACGAAGAGATATTTCAACATGATTTAGGAATAAATGATAGTGTTAGATGGTTTCAAACAAGAGACACTGCTAGAGTTGATGGTAAGATGGGATTCTGGCAAAATGAAACTGAAAAATATCCTGATGATGAAACTAGTTTTGGATCTAGTTCAGGTACTCCTGTAAGACACCATAAGTTTCCAGGTTATTCTACAATGAATGGATTAAATACCACCTTTGTAGACACATCCGCAGATGGATCACAACAAGCTACCGGTACAGGAGACTTAGTTGTAATGGCTTACATGGATGAATGTGACATAGACTTAAGACCTGACTTACCTAATGAAAATGATGATACACAGATAAGCACTGCTGGATCTGATAGTGGTAGCAATAGAATAGATCATAATCAAATATTTAAACGAGAACGTGTATGGCATCATTTATATTTGTATGTATCTAATTCTAATGGACAAGCAGCTCCTGGATATTATCTATTAGCTAAGTCTAGAGATCCAAGAGAGTTTGTTGTTAATGGTAAACCTTATTATCATTACTTAACAGATTCTAAAATACAAATAAACGGAGATATGAGGTCTGGTGGGTATCAACATTCTGTTGTACCTCCTAGTCAAATTGCTTCGGGTAGTGTACCTATAACTGAATTATATCCTAATATGCTATCTCCAGAAAATGCAGATACATTAGCTGACGGATTTGATTTTGAATATGAAGGAGCTGGTATGGGTAAAAATTTGGGTACTCCAATACCTTCTTTACCTTACAGAACAACACAAACTTTCTACTATGTTAATGGTGCAGAGATTAGTAACTACCAAGGTAAAATAATAGGATGCTTTTGGTGGCAGTGGTATAAAAAACCTTTTTGTTTATCAGGAGCTAAACATTCACAAGCATACAGAAGATTATGGGCAGAAGGAGTATATACAAGAGGATGTGGTAGAGTACATAGTAGCTATGATTATACTATGAAATCTGATCCAATTATATCTGGTCAAGAAGATCCTCAAGTTGCTATTATAAATTCTTTTTGGAGTAATAGTTCATATAATGTAGGAGCTAGTAATGGTAATGGTATAAAAACTATTAGACAAGGAGTGGAGTTTGAATTTACTGCTACTTTAGGTAATTATTTACAACCTAGTTTTATAACAAGTCAACCTTATGGAGCTATAGGTAATGGTACTGTAAAACAAACTAACACGCCTTCTGCTATTGATAGTAGTACTATGGCACCTGTAACATTTGATTCTTTCCATTTTAACTCTAACGGTTTAGCTAATCAAATAGCACAGTCTCCATTAACTTCTAATAATAATTTTGCTGCAGCAACTACAGGTAATTTTTCTAAAGGAGTTTGGTCTAATGGTAATTATACTTATACAGCTAACATAGCACATACTTTATATTTTACAGGTAAACATGGTATAAAAGTTAAAACAAATAGACTATCAGGAGCAGCTGCAGGAGATCTTACTGTAAAACATCAAGTAATATCAGGTATACGTAAAATACAAAAATTAGATATAACAGATACTGATACATGGATAAGAGAAGATGTATATAGAAATAAAGAAACAAAAACTGCGGTATTAAAAGCTACAAATGATATTTTACTTACATCTACTATGGGTGGTAATTTTACTAGTGAAGAAACAGAAGATGTGTTTAGACCGGATCCCCATACAGCTATTAGTTTACAAGCAGGAGATGTGTTACAATTTTATCATGAAACAGTTGTTACTGGTCCTAGTACTATTTCTCATAGTGCTTCTGATTATAAAACTACTATTACTTATGAATATAACTTACAAGTATTAACTTATAACTATGCATTCCCTGAACCTTCTTATAGTCCATACTCAATGAATGCGGCTATATTAGGTATTAAATTTAGTAACATAAAAATTCCTAATCAACTAAAAGATAAAGTACAAGGGTATCAAATATATTATGCCGAAAGAGATAATAGAAATCAACAAACGTTTGATCAATCTATTGCTTTTCATGGCGCTCCTCATGCTTTATATCCTAACCAAGAAGGATCTTATGCAGGACACCTTGTACCATTAGGTAATTTATATTTAAAAGATGGTAATAATAGTTATGGCGATGCTGGAACTGGATATACTGGTTCTAATTGGGTTCAAACAGATAATGCTACAGATACTACAACAGGAGGAGGTATGAGTTTAGATATACATCCATTATCTAAACAACATAGAATTATACCTTCGTCTTTCCGTTTTCATGGATTTGATGTATTAAGTAATAAACCTACTGTACAATCTGCTTATATAAAAACTGTAGCTACTTTAGGTTCTACAGATTATTCAGATGTGTTAAGCACAGCTAGAATTACAGCAGAGACTGGTTCAGGATCTGCAAGTGAGTACGACGATAGTGTAAGCTTTACTGCAGACCCGGCTAATGCGGATGCACTAGGAGTTTATAGAAACGTAGTAGGATTAAATTCTACGGTAGATACTTTAGTACAAGCTAGCTATAATCAAATATGGAATAGATTTGCAACTTCTACTACAGTTGCTAGAAACCCTTCTTTCTCTCTTGCTACAAATCATTATAAACAACTAAGACAGTTACAACAACCTTCTTATGTCCCTGGAGATACTGTGGTTAATAAGAAAAGTATTACTGTTAATAATACATTTGGAGAAGAGTGTTTCCATGCATCTATAGTACATTATGATAATGAAAAAACTTGGAGCGAAATAAACCATCACACTGGATTTATATCATCTGCTGTAAGTGGTAGTGTAACTACTTATACTCATCCTCAAGGCTGGAGAGAAATAAAATCTCACTATGAAAAAGAAGATGGTACAGATATAATAGATCAAACAAAAGGACCTTATTATAATTTAGTTGATTTAAAATCATTTAAAACAAATGTTTACAATAGTTTTTACGATCAAAAATTTATATCTACTAATGGCTACTATTCAATAAGTACTGTAGATAAATTAAACTTAAGGTTTAATGATTTTATAATAAAATCAACTGCACCTATTTATGGTGGAGATACATATGTTAGTATGTATGGAGTCAGACTTACAGCTCCTATATATTACTCTAAGGGTAAATCAACTCCTTGGTATCAATCAGACAATCAGTTTAAAGCAGCTAAAAATATATTCTTTTTCCCTGCATATGCTACTTCTAATGTAGGTCTTAGACATGCTAAAACTAGTATTATAGATAGTTACTATCCTAGATGCGGTATTGGATCTATGGCAAGTACTGGAGAAACTACTACAGCTAACTCTACTCTTGATAAAAAGAAACAAGCTTTACATAACTGGAGAGCAAGAGCTGTAGACATAACTAACACCAACTCTTTAAATTATAACTCTGATTACAATGCTGTTAATAATTATAACACTGTAATAACATATGATAATAGAGATCAGTTTTTAGGCTCTTTTCCTTATAGAGTTATACGTAGTCAATCATATGGAGAAGAAGATAAGACAATGAGTCTTAAAGAATTCAGAACAAATGATTATTATGAAATGCCTAAAAATAGAGGGCAGTTAGTAAATGTAGAAGGTATAGGAAAAGAACTTCTTATACACCACGAGCATGCAATATTTAAAACTACTACTAAAGATGTTATTGCTACAGACAGTGCAACAGCTACTTTAGGAACAGGAGACATATTTAATTTTGCTCCTACTGAACTTATAACTACAGAAAACGGTTATGCCGGTACACAACACTTATCTTCAACATTAATTAGTAAAGTAGGATATAGTTTTGTAGATGTAGAACAAGGTAAAGTATTTTTAGTTGGTAAAGATCTTAATGAAATATCTAATAAAGGATTGCGTAAATGGTTTAGAGATAATTTAACATTCTTAAATACAGCTGTAGAAAATAATGATACAGCGTTTAATATAGGTGGATCAGGATTTACTACAGCTTTTGATGAAGAAAATAATAGAATTTTACTATCTAAAAAAGATTTAAAACTAAAAGTTTCTTTAGTTAAAAACGTACAAGTTCCTACAAATGCTAGACCTATTAATCCTTATTGTATTATAGGGAGTGATGGTAATCCTACGGGACAAGTGGCGTATGCTAATTTAGAAATATTAGATCAATATGGAGAAATTATAGAAACTGTTCTTAATCAAAACAGTGGTACATATGCTTCTTTTTATGTAACTCCTTTTACTGATCTTACTGTGTGCCCACAAAAACCAGGGGTTTCTTTAAACTGGAGTGGTAATGTATGGGAAGGAGAAAAACCTAGACTTACAGCTACATTAACATCTGCACAAATAGTAGATTTTACAATTACTGTAGCGTATACGGGAACTTATAATGAAGGAACAGGAGTACCTCCTACTAGTATTGTAGTACCTGCAGGAGCTTTTTCTGCATACGTAGAACCATCACAAGCTATACCTACAGATACTGTAATAGAGTTATCTCCTACGGAAACCATTATAGCTACTATAACAGCTATAACTAAACCAGGGATTAATAATCAAGGTAATGCTATAACTATAGCAACTGCTGGTACAGATTTATCAGGAGCTCAAACTTTAATAGTTTTAGATTGTCCGGTATTAGCTAATGACAGCATAACAGGTATAACAAATGGTGGAGATAGTACATTTAATATAATTACTAATGATAGTATGGGATCTACTGTTTTAGGAATTAATGCTGTAGTTAAAATAAAAAGTTTACCTAAAGATAGTGGTGGTAATGTTATTGGTGTATTAAAAGATCCTAGTAATAGTGATGCGGTTCTTAGTGTGGGTAGTGCTTTAACAGGTCAAACTATTAAGTTTAGTCATACAGGTGGAGCTAATTTAACAGGATCCTTCCAATACACAGTTACTAAAGGACCGTGTAGTAGTGATGCTACAGTTAATTTATCTGTAATAGCTGTAGATGAAAACACTTATATTAAAATATACTTTGATGATTCTGGATCTATGAATTCAACGGAAGATGATTTAAATAATATGAAAGATGCAGCTTACAGTAACACGCATGGACTTAGAAGATTACTGCAAGATTTTTATGCTACAGGTCAAACAGAAGGTCAGGGAAATACTAATGCTGCTACTAATGGAAAAACTCAATACGAAGCTAAAGTAACAGTAGTAGATTTCTCAACTCATGGTGGAAGCGCTTCTGAAAGAACTTTTCATGTATTAAATAATGGAGGTAATGGATTTACTACAACAGGAAGTGGCGCATTTCCTAATGCATCTAAAGTAGTTATGTTTGTATTTCAAGATGAAGCTGATTCTGTTTATCATGATAGTACTTATACAACCAGTGAGAAAACATCACAGTACGATACCGACATTGCCGCTTTAAGAACTACTTTAAATAGTTTTAGTTCTAATACTACTTTCTATAGAGCAAATATATTTAGAGTAGCTACAGGAAATACAGGATCGTATTCTTCTTTTGATAATTTTATTGTAGGTGTTAGAGCTGGTTCTGGATCTTACTCTGGAACAAACGGATTAAGTGATAAACAAACATTTGTAGGATATACAGATGATGTAGTACCTAATAACGATCAAACTGTAAGTACAGGATATTATAAAAATTTAATAAAAACAGCAATGGAAAGCTTAGGTTATTCATTTAGTTAATAATTATGGCAACGAATATAAATAGTTTAGCGGTTGGAACATTAGTATTGAACAATGGTCAATACTACAAAGTTATTGCAGGAAGTCCTTTTAAACAACTGCAATTACTTACGCAAGCTGAACTTAATACTTTTTTTGAAGATAACTCTTGGACACTGTCATATTCGTTAGACACACAGTCTTGGGCATCATACCATGATTATACACCATATGGTATGGTAAATACCAGAAATTTATTATATTCGTTTAACTATGATGAAATCTACAAACATAATATACTTAACAAATATGCTAAGTATTATTATAGTGGATCTAGTCAAACTGTATACGCAAGTTATATAGACGCAGTATTTAATGTAGAAAGTGATAAAACAAAATTATTCTCTACAATTAATTGGATTTCAAAGACACAAAACTCGTCTGGTGGAAGTTTACATCAGTCAACTATTACAGATTTAATGATTTATAATACATATCAATGTTCAGGAAATATTGATTTAGTATTAAAAACGTCCTCAAATGAGGCAAACATATCTAATTATAATATGTTTAACAAAGAAGGTACGTGGAGTGTTAATAAGTTTAGAGATGTGGTTATTAACCCAGACAACTCCTTCATAGACAGCGACTTAAACCTCGTTACAACTAACTTAAATAGTAGTTTACCTTGGTATAACAAAAAAAGATTTGTAGATAAATTTATAATTTCTCGCTTTTCATTTGATAATGTCAGCCAAAATAGTTTATATTTGTATGATGTAAGTGCTAACATGAGATTATCTGCCAGGTAATATTGATTTTAGATATCAAAGATAGTCAGCGAAGCGTTTAAGTTATAAAGTATATCCAAATTAAGTATAGAATCTACAGTTGCAAAGTATTTTAGTACGCTGACTCTCTTTGTTATAATACTTAAATATAAAAAAATGGACTATACTTATTTTAAAAAAGGTACTTACATATTTACCTTATTCTTTCTATTGTTTGCTTTTTCTGCAAACGCTCAAGACGAAAAAAAATCTTTTTTTAAATCTATCTATGATGGGTTTTTTAAATATTCTACTATTTATGCAGCAGGAGACATAAGCAATGCATATGAAAATTCACGTACAGACTTCTTTGTAGAGCGACCTCCCGAAGGTAATATATACGATATACCAAACGTAATTGACGTTACTGAATACTATCCTTTCGATTACAGATATGGTATAGGTATTCGTAAACTTGGTCGTTTTGGTTATGAAAGAAAGCCAGGTAACTTCTGGACTGGTAATCAATATAAAGAAAGCCAACAAGCTTTATCTTCACCAACCTCAGCTGTTGATGGATTTGAATATTTATTTCATTTTGAAAAAGAACGTCTTCGTGGAGAAGAGTGGGAAAACTATAGATACTTTCTAAGACACACAGGTAAATACCACATTGCAAAAGTAGAATCAAGAGAACGAGGAGCTTTTAATTTTTCATATAAATCAGCAGAACTTAGAGCTAGACTCCCTATTGGTAAAAAGTTTAGTATATCAGCTGGTGCAATCTATCGAACTCACGAACGTGCTTATGGATATAATCCAATAGAAATATGGTTAAATGAAACTGCAATATGGACTAACCCTAATACAGGTGAACAAATAGAATACCCAGCTAATCCTTGGTATTCTCTAGGATTTGAGTATGGCTACACAGATCACTATACAAGCTACACAGATGTTGCAACAGGAGAAGTAATGTATGATTGGATATGGAAAGATCCTGATGGTATGATAGTAGCTTATTCTGATTTAGATTTTAGAAACACAGTGTTTAGAGATCTTATTAGTGTTTATAATAATGAAATATGGGATACTATAGATGACTTTGGAGTTTTATCTCCAATCATTGGAGTTGATTTTTACCATTACAAAGGTAACTTTTGGTTACATATGTATGGAAACTATCTACCGGGGTATCATAAATATGTTTCTGGAGACAAAGATTTTTCATATTTAAATAGAAATAACTGGGGTAAAGGAGGATTAAAACCGGATACTGAACCAGAACAATGGGAAGACTATCAAATGGGTTTAAACTTCGGATGGAAGATTGGAAAAAATCTAGGTGTTTTTGCAGAAGGTGAATATAATAAAATGTGGGATACGAAATTTTTTAATTCCACTTTTGGAATCAATTATACATTTAGATAGTTATGGCGAAAAAATTATTACTATTAACGGCTATATTCCTAATTACATTAGGGTGTGCTAAAGAGGAAGAAGAAGTAGTATTAGAACAAGTATTTGAAATATCTTTAGATGGTGATTCATTTGACCCATACGAAAGATATTCAGTTGTAACCTCTTATGGTGGAGAAACAATAGGAGT